ATTTCCGTTACCCTCAAATTCAGGAAGAACTTTCTGGAACTGGTTCTCATTCACCATGTATCTCACTTGTCCTTCTAGACTACTTGGGTCACATCCATACTTCCTACAGAAAGATCCGAGACCCCTATATCTGGCAGCAGTGGTCCACTGAATCAATCCATATCCACCACTGTAGCACTGGTTATATTGGACCCTTGCACCACCCTCACAGATGTTAGCATGGAAGTTAGATTCTGATCTGATGTTACCCATCAGAGTTGATAGTGCATTACGATCAGTAATTTTAGTGTAATCTTGGAGCTTACTCAGAACATAACGTTCATTAGAGTTACAACCAGGACAGTCCCACTTCTCTACCATTTTTTGAATGGGCACTGCCTTGTCTTGGTTTACACTGACATTGACATCTTGTTGGCCAGTAATATCATTCAGTTCAGCCTCTAGTGATGTAGATCCTGCACAAGCAGCAGTTGCAAACACTGCAGTCACCATCAGAGTTGAAGAGATAATCTTGCTAGTCATAAAATAAAAACTTGATTAAACATTAAAATAATCCTTACGGTAGTACCGTCCGAGGATATTGGAATTGTAGTATAGGGGTGTCTCATCTGTCAACCTCTGAGACAACACCTCTTTGAGAAACAGTTGTCGGGTCTCCTCAAAGTTTACCTTTCCCTTGGTATTATGTAGGGACAAAATCTCACGGGAGAAATTATCCTTACCATACTTGATGACATCTTCCTTTAGTTCAGGACATGACCCATAGTATTTTTTCCAGTCAGACTCTGACTTCACTTTACGTTTCTTTCCTGGCGGTTTTCTAAACGACCAGAAATACTTTCTCCCAATGTATTGTCGTTGGTTTGACTTATTGGTAATGAGATAAACAAAGCCATAGTTGTCCCCAATAAGAGACCCATCAAAGGGATTGCCCAAATAGATCCAGGGGTTGTCGTAGTCACACACTCACTATTCTTCATAGTCCTGAAATATGTAGTCATCAATTTTTTTCGCTTGAATTTTCTGGGCCTCCATGTAGAGACCCAGAGCATAGTCATTCCAGTCACCTATGAGATCAGAGTTTGAATCCTGAGAAGGTGTCCTTCTTGACATCCTGTTTGATTCCTCCGACAACGTAGGACTCAACTTCTGTCTCTTGTGGGGCGACTTGAAGACCCCTAGAAGAAATCCAGTGCTGTGTCCAAGGAAGTGGATTATTCTTTGCAGCGACATCGTAAATAGGCTTCAGACCAATTGCTTTCATTCTACGATTGGCAACCCACTCAACATACTTCTTGAGAAGTGCATCGTTAAGACCAATCATTGATCCATCCTTGAAGAGATAGTCTGCCCATCTCTTCTCTTCGTCAACAGTCTTGTCGAACATCATAATCAACCACTCTTCCTCTTCCTTCATGATCTCTGCCATGTCAGGATCATCACCAGCCTTCCACTTGTTCATAATGTTTTGGGTGATACCAAGGTGTTGATTCTCATCTCTCGCGATGAGGGAAATAATCTTTGCAGATCCCTCCATAAGTTTGAGTTCACCAAATGCAAAACTGCAAGCAAAACTAACATAGAACCTAATACCCTCAAGAATATTAACGTTCGCGACAGCTCTGAAGAGTTTTCTCTTGACTTCTTTAATAGCATACTTTCTAGCATCTGAACCACGGAAATCTTCGGACCACATATTACCACCACCCCACTCTTGTGCGATGTTGATAAAGTCATCATAGGCTTGAGTTACACTCTTGGCTCTCTCAAGAATTCTGTCGTCAGTAATAATATGATCAAAAATATCAGATGGATCAGCGTAGATATTTTTGATGATGTATGTGTAGGAACGACTATGGATCATCTCCATAAATCCCCACACCTCCATACAAGCTTCCAGTTCAGGAAGAGAACAGTAGGGGATGAATGCCATACCAGGACCACGACCCTGAATAGAGTCGAGCATGATCTGATACTTCAGGTTGGAAGTGTAGATGTGTTTTTGTTCTGGTCTGAGTGTTTGATAGTCTGCTCTATCCTTTTGAAGGGATACTTCTTCTGGTCTCCAGAAGTATCCTAATTGTGTTGTCGTCATCTTCTCAAAGATAGGATACTTATAAGAGTCGTATCTTTGAACCCCTAGGGGTTTTCCAAAAAACATGGGTTGTTTTTTGTTGTCATGGACTTCGGTATTGAATACCGTCATCCCCTTCACTTCTGCCATCTTCTTGTCTTCTACAGATGAAACCTTAAACTGCACAGGATTCACACTCTCCCTCCTCTACTGATTCTAGTTCGCTTAACAACGTATTGAGTTCGGACTTCTCTTCTATCACCTCATCTGTTTTGGCATCGTAGGTGTTCTGATAATAAGAAGTCTTCCAACCATACTTATATGTAGTCAAAAGGTCATTTGCCATTTGAGACACGGGGACCTCATTGTTATCATAGTTCTCTGGATTGTAACTCCAGTTACCAGAGATACCTTGATCAAAGAACTTTTGCATAACAGCAACCACATTAATATACCCCTCATTACTCTTCATTTCCCAGAGGAGTGTGTAATTGTTTTTAAGCGTAGTGTAAGATGGTACAATCTGCTTAAGGGGTCCCTTCTTACTCTTCTTAATGGACAGATAGTCTCTAGGTGGTTCAATCCCATTCGTTGCGTTTGACACAACGGAACTGCTCTCTGATGGCATCTGAGCAGACAATGTTGAGTGCCGTAGTCCGTGAGCCAGAATCGACTCTCTAAGCGCTTCCCAATCATGTTGAAGAGGTTGTGTAGTAATCTCGTCAACGTCTGTCTTGTACGTGTCGATAGGAAGAATCCCATCACTGTACTTAGTGCGACCAAAGTACTCGCAGTGTCCCTTTTCTTTGGCAATTTCATTAGAGGACTTGAGAAGGAAATACTGGAACGACTCAGACAACCCATGGACAGCATCCCATGCTTCCTGTGAGTCGTAGTTATAACCTAACTTTGCAAGATAATGTGCAAGACCGATGAAACCGACACCAAGGGAACGACGTGCTTTAGTTGCAACCTCTGCAACCTTTACAGGATACTCCTGATAGTCAATCAACTCCTCCAGACCCCTCACAGACAGGTCACACAGGTCTTCTAGTTCCTCATCGGACTTGATCTTACCTACGTTGACAGCTGACAGAATACACAGGGCAATCTCACCTGGCATCTCTTCGTCAATATGATTCAGTGGTTCTGTTGGAAGAGTGATCTCCTGACACAGGTTAGACATATTTACCTTGTCTTTGAAGGAGGAGTGACTGTTACAGTGGTCGATGTTCATGATGTAGATACGACCAGTCTCTGCTCTCTCTTTCAGTAGATCAAGAATGAGTTCTTGAGCTCCGACAGTTTTTCTTGGTACGTCCTGAGCTCTCTCATAGTGTACATAAAGCTCATCGAAGCGATCAGTACCAAAAGCATCATAGAGCCCAGGCACATCATGAGGACTGAAGAGGGAAATTTCTCCGTTAGTAATGAATCTTTCGTAGAAGAGTTTGGAGAGTTGGATTGAGTAGTCAAGTTTTCTAACACGGTTATCCTCTGTGCCTTTGTTGTTCTTGAGAACAAGAATGTCTTCTATTTCTTGGTGCCAGATTGGGAAGTGGACTGTTGCTGATCCACCTCTAATCCCATTCTGCGTGCAACATCGTACAGTTGATTCAAACTTCTTAAGGAATGGAACAACACCAGTGTGTTGAACTTCTCCGCCTCTGATTTTAGAGTTGATTCCACGGATTCTACCTGCGTTAATACCGATACCAGCCCTCTGTGCGACATACCTACCAATAGCCATATCGCTGCTAAAGATACTATCGAGGGTGTCATCAACATCAACGAGAACACAAGATGCAAATTGACGCAAGGGTGTTCTGACTCCGGCCATGATTGGCGTTGGGATGTTGATTCGGTGCTTGCTGATTGCGTCGTAGTATCTTCTGACATAATTGAGTCTTGTTTCTTTGGGATACTTCGCGAAGATTGTAAGTGCAATCATAATATACATGAACTGAGGAGATTCATATACACTTCCAGTGCTTCTATCCTGAACTAGATATTTGTCAACTACTTGACGAAGACCAGCATAAGTGAAGAGAAAATCTCTATCGTGGTCAATCCAGGATTGAACTTTATTAATTTCTTCGTGAGTATAATTATCTAGTATTTCTGAATCGTATACCCTCTGTTCTACGCATTTTTGTATGTGGGAATAAAGATTTGGCAAATCTCTCATCTTTCCATATACTTGCTTACGGATAGAAAATAGAAGAAGTCGAGCAGCAACAAATTGATAATTTGGATGCTCCAAATCAATGAGATCTGAGGCGGATCTAATTAAAATTTCTTGAATTTCTGGAGTAGTAATACCATCATAAAACTGAATACCAGACTGAATTTCTACTTGAGATGCAGAAACACCAGCCAGTCCCTTACATGCCTCATCCACCATGACATGCATTTTTTCTAAATTAATTGGTTCAATCGAACCATTTCTCTTTTTGACTTTGATCCCGTTGCTCATATTTTTTTCCAATTGTTGAATTTAAGTTGTGCTTCTAGACCAGAATATATGTTTGATTCTACCAGATTCTGAACGTTATGTCCAGCAAGAACCATATCGTTTATGTCCTTTTCATCAATATTATTTGGCCAAATTACTACCTTCTGTTTTCTATTGATGAGTTTTGAGATTCTGTTAACGATCTCTCTGTTCCTTGGCTCATTATCAAGAACCCAAATATAATCGCTCCAACCAAACGACCCAACATCAACGTCAGCCCCGCACATGGCAATAGAGTTTTCCACGAACGTTGAATCGAATGGTCCTTCGACGATGTAGATTGATTTTTCTTTTCCAATTCCGTCAAGTCCATATATTTTTGGTGCTCCCTCCTCAAGCATGATGGTTATATATTTAATAGATTTAGAATCTAGAGATCTGCCTTGGAATCCGATAAGATTTTTTTTGTAGTATAACGGGATGATGATTCTAGGCTCTTGACGTAGATTCTGGTGATCCATGCCTTTGAACGTTCGCACAAACGCACCAAAGTCTTCCGCATAATAAAATTTTGCGGGATCGATTCTACGGCGACGTAGATAGGTTGAAGCACTTTCCACCTCACTGCATAGAGGAAGAACGATCTTCTGTGTAAACTTAGGTTTCTCAAAAACGAAATCAGGTTCATTGACTACAAAATTTTTCCCAGTAAAACCACTTTTAAATTTTTCTAATTTATATTGCCTATGAAGTTGTGGATCTTGATCCTTTAGAAAATTATTGAACGATAAACTAGAACCACAATTATGGCACTTAAAGTTTGCATTATTCTTTATGGCATAAATGTATGCCCTAGCCTTGTTCTTATTCTTCTTGGAATCACCACAAATAGGACAACGAAAATTGTATAGATCTGCCTTGACTTTCTTAAACTTAGATAGTTTTGTAGAAATGAGCCCGATGAATTTGCTGTCTATCAGGTCCATGAGATAATGGAGATTCTCTCGATATCATACTCGTTTGTTCTGGTGGTGTCAAGAGTTTTAAAAAAATTCTTTGTCCAATAGGAGAAATGAGAACACTGATCACTGCTAATGATCCTGCAATACTCCACATCTTTTTTTCTAATACTCTGAGTCTATCATCGATAAGACGAATATCTCTTTCACATCCTTTCTTAATTAAATTAGTTTCTCTTTTAAGATCTTCTGACAATCTATCTAACTTTTCAAATAAAATTTCATCTACTCTATCTTGCTTATCCAGTTTTTCATTGTGGACAGCAAGAAGTTTTCCCATTTGTATGGAATTATCCTGCAGAGTATCTACGACTTTTTCAAGTCTTTCTATAATGGCTGTATTAAGATTTTGCTCGTTTGACTCCATTTTTTATCTGCCTTATTGAGTCATGATAAAATTTGCTGAGAGTTTTGTATTTTTTCTTTCTCCCGTCAAATCCAAGAACAGGATCATATCCTGCTGTGGGGGATCCAGAGTCAGTTTTTTCAGATCCTCTATACATTGCGCCGCCACCCCCACCGAGTGACATATCTTCACGAAACGTATCAATTATTCTATCAATATATTTAGACATTTAGTAATCCTCCTCTGGATGATTTCTATCTTCAGGTAAATAATTAATTAAATTTGGATAATCAGAAAAATAACCTTTTATTTCATCTATATGAAAAACATAAAATTTAAAAGAAGTGTACCCTTGTACAATCGCTTTTTGAATTCTGTGTTTACCATCCATGCTACGGTATCTTCTACCACTATAAGTTGTGGTTCCATCAAGTAAAAGACCAAGTTGAGTTAAATTAGCATTCTTGGTTCTATTACCACCGCAGCAAAAACAATTTTCATACAATAATCTATCGGGAAGATCAAATCCCATCCACTGAATAGTATTTAGATCAATCTCTTGAATTCTATCATCAGTTAATAATGGAGTAAGTCTTCTTAACCTAAGACCAGAGTATTGACGGCCTCCTGCATCAATCTTTGGTGCAAGTTCTGGGATGGTCCAGTCGCCATAAATTTCTTCCCAGTGAGATAAATCATAATCTTCCAAACAATTCTCTGGATCATATATAAAAAATTGTTCTTTTTTATATTTTTTAGGTGAATCTATTAGTTGATAATGTTTATCAAATTTTCTATACAAAATATAGAGTTCTCCAGGAATTAAATCCTCATATTCATGAGGCATTCCAATATAACATAATTTTATCGTGGTTATATTTTCCATCAAACTTCATTCAATATTTCAAGACAGTCGTTATCAATTGGAATATCAGTCAACGTTGACTTTGGATATTCGTGAAAACGATTTAAGAATACTAGAAAAGTTTTGGCACAAGGCCATAACTCTGTTTCTAATTTATAAAACAACAGGGGAACTGTTGCCTCTCCAAAGACATTAAAAAGAATCAAAAGGTGATTGAGTATCAAATTGGTCTTTAAAACACCAGTTGACTCATACCTTTTGAATAGTCTTTTTACGTATTTAAAACGCTTTAAGTCATCATAGAAGTCATCCTCAGTTACTGCTTGAGGACTATCATAATATTTAATGGCGAAAAGGAGATAATTTTTATCATTCAACTCAGAGAACTTCATACATTAATTATTGAGGAGTAGGATAGAGGATACCGTCAGAACCAGTTGTGATACCAGACATGGCAACTAGAATTTCTTTCTTAACTCTTAGTTCGCCGTGACAATCAATATAGGTTGTAACACCAACCCATCCAGATCCAGGAGCGGTGTACTTCTTATTCACAGCCGCAGATTCCTGACCACCAATGGTTAGAGCCTCATCAATACCATAAACTTGTCTATCATAACCACCTTTTAGTCTCTTGACAATTACTCTATCACCAACTGAAACTGCAGAGAGAATAGTAGATGCAAAACTGACCATACGGTTAGAATTGCTGGTGAATTTGAGAGCGGTTCCTGCAGTAATAGCAGAAGAGATTGTTGATGCTAGGGATACTGAAGTTGCTCCGATTGCGGTGATCTCAACATTTGCAGAAGATCCACCAGTTGTTACTAGAACAGTATCACCGCTGTTAGCGAAGATACCAGATGGAGCACCACCAGTGATGAATAGGGTATCATCACCAATTCCAGCAGCATTGTTGGCAGCAACAGTTCTAAATGCAGTGCCAATTCCAGTGATGATTAGATCAGTTCCACCATTTTCAACAGCATCGTTAACGCCAAGATCAGTGGCATCGATAGCAAGATCTTTAGTGTTGATAGCAGCGTCTTCTAGTGCTTCTCTAACCCTAAACTGTTGATATGAAGCGGCGGTATCATGCTTATTGCTATATGCATGATCCAAAATAGTTGATTTGGGAAGTTGACTGATGTGGAAAGTGGTTGAAGCG